TCGGACAACTGCGTGTTGCCCTGCGCGCCCCGCAAAACGCCGTCCACGGCCTTTTGCTTAAGCAACTGCCGAGCCCGCGCATCCGGATCGAGTGCCGGGTTTTGCAGAGCCTCCGCCGCGGCCTGTGCCTGAGCTTGCGCCGCCACGCCCGCCGCGGTGCTCTTGGTGTAGGCGTCTGCCTGAGCCAGGATGCTCCGTGTGTTCAGGTCGAGGCTTTCGGCCTCGTCCCGCGCGGCCAAGGCCATTTCACGGGTGATCTTCAGTGCGGCCTGGCGCCCGGCTTCCTTGACACTCTCGTCGTCCGCGCCGGGCTTAGCCCGCTCGTCTTTCTCGGCCTGCAGGACCGCAAGGGCGATTTGCCGTTGGGCGGCGTTACCCCTGAGGGCCTCCTCCTCCGACCTGAGCGCGGCAGCGCCCTCCTGGATGCGCTTGATCGCGTCGGGGCTCCGCTCGGCTGTGGCGGTGCCACTCTTTCCACCGAACTCCTTATAGAAGGTGTGGTTGCCAATCTCGGCGGTCTGCGTGCGGTTGCCCGCGCCGAAGTCAGTACCACGCTTTGCAGCAATCTGACGGTTCAGGAAGAACAGCGCACCGCCCGTAGGATCTGCCGCACCGTTCGCGGCATCTTGGACGATTTTAGCAACTGACGCCCGCTGCTCTGCGGACGGAGTCGGCAGATTGCGCCAATCACCGCCCGCCCGGCCCACCGGCTCAAATTGCTTTGGAGCATTGATGACCTCTTGAACGTTGCCGCCGAAGTTGCCGGCTTGCACCCGGTTGAGGATGACACGCGCGACCGCCGCTTGCCCCGCAGCACCCTCGCCGCCGGCTTCCGCGATGACCGCACGGGTCAGCGCATCAAGGTCGGCTTCGGACAGGGTGATTGGCTTGGCGTTGCCACTGGGTGGCAGGGTGATCGGTGCCGGCGCGTCACCACGGAACAGCGGAGTCTTGCCGCCGCTGGCGATGAACTCGATTTCCCGGCCGGTCTGCTCGACTATATCCTTTGTCGTATCAAGGATGCTATCCACGACCCTTTTGACGTTCGGGCTGTTCGCCATGCGCTCAAGCATGGCGTCCCAGGACTTAGCAACCTCATCGAACGCCGTTGACCACTCACCCTTGATGGCCTTGGCCGCGCCGCCGAAGCGCTCACCCAAGGCGCCCATGGCGACCTGGAGGGCTTCCGCCCGCTTACCCTGCTGCTCCAGCAAGGCGATGTTTTCACGCTGAGCCGGCGTCAGGAACCCGATCTCATCATCAAGCTGCTTGATACCCGCAGAACCGCGTGAGAACGCCTCGGCAAGCTTGGCCGCGGCCGCCTGCGGCTCGGTGCCCAGTACGGCGCCCATGTCGACGGAGAGTCCGGCCAGTTCCTTGCGCAGTTCCTGCGGCAGGTTGCGTGCCCGGACCAGCGTTTCGACTACCGCGGCCGCATCCGAGCGGGACGTGCCTCGCTGCGAAGTCGTCAGCGTCTCGCCGCGGAGCTGCGCTGCCATGCCCCTGAGCTTGGGGTTCAGGGCCGTGGCGATAGCGTCAAGCCGGCGGGTCTCGCTGGCTATTTCAGCCATGCGGGAGCCGACAAGGGCCGCAGCCGTACCGATACCGACGATAGCCGCGGCAGCAGCCTTGGCAGGGCCCGGAATCAGCGCAAGCGTGTTCTTAAGCCCGCCAAAAATCTGGGTGATCTGCGGCCCTTGCTGGGCGGCGATGATCAGCGGGTTTGTGCCGACAGCCGCCTGAGCGAAGATATCGTTGGCCTGGTAGCTTAACTGTGTCGCCTGGCTGCCCGTGATGCGCGGACGCGCCGAGCCACCCTGCTCAGCCTGGTTGAACTTCTCACGCTCTTTGCGCAGGGCTTCGAGCGCCTTGCGGGCCCGTTCGGACTCCTGCCCGCCGCGCTGCATGATCTTGACGAGCTTTTCCTCATCACGGGCAAACTGCGTAACCGTGGCGGAGAGCGGGGCATACTTCTTTTCAAGGGCATCGACCTGGCGCGTCGTGCGGCTCAGCGCCTCGGCAACACGATGCTGCACTTTCACCTGTGCATCGGTCGCGTCGGACATGCCGCCGTTCGCGGCCTTGACCTTTTCGGCTGCCGCAACGAACTGCGCCGCGCCCGTCTTGGCGCCGCTGGCATCGATAATCAGCGCCGTAACAGCTTCCTCTCGGGACGCGGTCATTGTTCGCAGCCTTTCAGGTTCGGCGCCGCAGGAACGACGCCAGCCCGGTGGCTACGTCTTCCGGCGGCTTGGTTTCAGGAGGTTCATCCGCCGGATCAGGCACGCCGTTTGCCGCGCGCATGAACTCAGCCTTACCTTTGAGGGACAGTTCAATCTGAGGCATCGGAGTGTGCAGCACGGTTTCAGGCTGCCAGCCAAGCCACCCAGTACCGACCGAAAAAAGCCAGTCGTGGTACTCGTCGTGACTTAGCTTTCGCCCTTTCCCGGCGCTTCGGACTCCGAGGCAGAGGCCAGCGGGCGGCCGCCGTTGGCCAGGATCATCAAGTATTCGGACAGCGGTGAAAACAGGTTCAGCACGCCGGACGCGAACACTTTGTCGAGCAGGCCCTTGGCTTCGGCGTCGGTCTTGTAACCGAGCCCCGCGCGCACGATGGCGGCGTAGGACTCAAGGTCGAAGGCGCTGATCTTGCCGATCGCAGCCTGGAACCCACCGAAATGCTTGCAGATGTGGGTTGCCGCGAACAAGGTCGGGGCAAGCGTGACTTTTTCGCCGTCGAGCACAATCTCGACGTGACCGGAAAGGATTTGGGACATCGGGGTGTCTTTCTATCGGGGTTATCGGGGTTCGGGGTAGGTTGAGGGTGCCGCGCCCCGACAGCACGACACCCTCTCGCTCTGCAGAGCGTTTCTTACGAACCGACGACCTTGGCGCCCTCAAGCACAGTACCGTTGATGGCAATGTTGCAGCCGGCAGTAACGACGCTGCTGGCAGAACCAGGGTTGACGGTGTAGCTCATGACGCGGCCCGCGAACACGAAGCGGGTGGGCTTGGCGCCGGTGCCGGTGGGGAGGTCATTCAACTCGATCTTGATCGGGAAAGAGTCGTACGAGTCCAGCGCGGTAACGATGAGCGCCTGCCCGGCATCGGACGGTGCGCGGCCGAGCGACAACTGCATGGTGCCGTCGTTGCGCGTGCCTTTGAACTTCTGCGCAACACCAGTGCTGATCGGAATGTGCGTAATTTCGTCGTACGAAGCGCCGAACTCGCTAAAGCTTATGACTTCGCCAACTTCAACCCAGGTCAGGGCGTCATATTCGGCAACCGTATCAGTAGCCGTCGTGTGCGCCGTGGCGCAGATGTACAGCTTAGTTTTTGCGGAAGTGACAACCGCCATAGTAGGACTCCATCAGGTGCGTGGAAAAGACCGCGCGAGGCGGTGCCGCCGCTCGACAATCAAGCGGTGTAGGTTGAGGTAACCGGGATGCTCACAGACACCCGGAACCAATTCCCGTCGTCATCACCCTGGCCACTGCCACCGACCTGCGGGGCGCCGGTTTCAACCCCGGCTGCCAGGGTTTGCAGGCGGAACAGCTCGCCAACGGTGCGCGCTATGCGGAACGCTGCGTCAACGCCGGTGCCGTTGGGTACGAAGACGTGGAAGCCGATAACGCCATGGTCCTGCACGATGCGCAGCCCAGCCGAACCGAACGCCGTCGACTCCGTGTCGCTCGGCAGGACTTCGGCATACAGCCACGGCTCGCCGTGTGGTTGATCGAAGGATTCATTTGGCCACGCGACAGGCGCAGCGGACCACTCCGCGTCGAGCCAAGCCCGGACCGCGGCGACAACATCAGCCCATTCCATCAGCGCCTCTTAAGGATCAGGGCAGGGCTCTGCACGGGCTTGCCCGCGCGCTTGCCGCGTTTCAGGATGTATTGGCCCGTAAAATTCATTGTGTAGACGCGCTTGCAGTCCACATCCAAGTACCGGCGCCGGATCATCTGCGCCGCCCGCTCCATAAGAAAGGGCTCAACAGAGACATTGATCTTTTTGCCACCGATGCTCTGCACGTCTATTTTTCGGTGATAAGGTGCCTTGTTGCCGATAACTATCTCAGCGTCCGATGGGACAGCCTTGGCGTTGAAATTAGCCGCAGGAATTAGCTTGCCATTTACGCCGACGTAGAAGCTGTTACGATACTCGCCCGTGTCTTTCGGCGAATGCTCGATCAACCACTTCAGCGCCTCAGCAACGATTTGGCCTAGTCTGACGAACTCATACCGAATGACGCCGTAAGCCTTGACCTGTTCTTCTGCAGCACCTTGCCGGCCATCGACAAACCGCTCAACCTGCGGGTCGGGATTGACCTTGGCCAGGTGTTCGGCAAGCGCCTCTTTGGCTATGCGGGCATGGATCTTCTGGAATTCGGGCGGCGTGACATTGGCGATTGCCAGGTCCAGGACCTTTTCAAACGCCGCTGTTCTTCGCACCATGTCAGCCTCGCACAGTCAAAACATAAGCAACGACCAGAGGCCCGCTGTATTTCTCGTCAACCGCCTGAACTGTGCTGCCGTCGATCACATCGCCCTTCTGAGGGTCACCAAGAGCGCCGGCATCGCAGATGATTATTTCTCTGTCGCCTTGCTGCAGACCGCCGACCAATTCTTCAGGTAGGTACTTGCGCGAGACACCGAACAGGTTGACTTCAGTGAATGCTGATGTCGTGCCGACACGGCGTTTCATCGTCATCTGGCGCCCGCGCCGCAGGAGCATCGCCGCAATCCGTCCGGCTGTCGTCATATCGCAACCTGGCGGTAGGGGTTGAGCCTGCTGGTGATGTCTTCAGACAGCCCGCTCGCGGGGGCTGAGGTTTCCCAGGTCTGCTTAATGACACCGGGCACTTCTTCGCTCTTCAGCGAGCGGTCACGGCCGGTGTTGTGATACCCTCGCACGCACAGATCGATGCAGGCGCGCTCAATGTCGGCAGGTAGGTTGGCGCCCTCGTTGCCAGGCAGCACGTAGCCTGCGGTGTATACGACGCTTATCTTCCCAGCAGCCCAGCACGACAGGTTGTCGCTGCCATCCAGGCGCAACAGCAAGCCTGACTTGGCGCTGTCCAATTCGTAGTACGTGGGGTCAAGTTCCGTGCCGGACTCGGTTACAGTGTCAATCGCCGTAACCGGAATGGCGCGGAGCACCAGGGCTTCGCGGCGGACCCGGTTGCGGAAGGTGTCCGTAACCGTGCGCGTGCCGAACTGCAGATTGCAGTGAGTTTCGATCGTCGCCGACACCTGCACGATCAGCGCGGTAAGGGCGGCGTCTTCGTCTGTGCCGGCAATGCTCAGCTCGGCTTTGACTGCGTCAAGCGTAGTCAGCATGGCGGCACCTCAAATGGACAAAAGAAAACGGGGTGGCCGAAACCACCCCGTAACTCCGCAGCTTAAGAAGCGGCGTTGACGAACAGCTTAACAGCCCCGCCCACGTCAATCAGGTTGCCGCCCGAGCGCATCCAAGCGAGGAAGCCAACCTGGCCCTTCTTGGTGAAGGCGCTGTCGGTGAAGCGGAACATCTCGACGGCCATCACGTCGCGGATGGTGTAGAACGAGAAGTCACCGAACGCGATCGACTTCGCGCCAGCGGCCATCGAGGCAACACCCTGGTTGATCACGATCGGGTGGCCCAGCAGGCTGTCCGGAGCGCCGCCAGGGATGCCCTGCTCGTAACCGGGGACGAAGATCGGGCGGCTGGAGCCGTCAACGATCTTGCGGATAACCTTCACGCTGGCATCGTTCATCATGAACTTGCAGTTGCCGAGCGCGCGGTAAGCCGGGTCCACGGAGTGGATCAGGTCGACCAGCGAAGCGTAAGTCACGGCAGTGACCTGGCTCGTGGAGTTGGCAGCGGTCACGCCCGTGGAGGCGGCAGTGATGACGCCGTTCGGCTGGCCCGAGCCGGTGCCGGTGGTGAAGTGCGTGTTGGTGATGCGGCCCAGGCGGGTCACCAGGCGGGCGCGAACGAAAGCCTCGACGTCAACGGTGCTGTCCTGGAGCAGTTCGAAGGGGACGGTGACGACTTTCGAGCTGTACTTGAACACACCGAGGGACTTGGTGCCGAAAGAAACGTCGGCGTCCGATGCGGTTTCGTTCTCGGCGATGATCTCGCCGACTTCGGTCGTGCCGTCCGAGGTCGGGTAAGACAGCGGGTTGCCCTGGCTGGTCTGGATGACAGTGGCGACCGAGCGCATCCCGCCGTACGCCTTCAGGGCGTCGAGGACCGAGCTGGCCACTTCAGTGGCGACGGTGTAGCCGCCTTCGCTGTTGGTCGTGGTCGACATGGTGTTGCGAACAACGGTCCAGTCAGCCTCATTCAGGGCCTTGTCGCCACCGCGCAGCCACTTGGCATACACGGCCGCGCCGGAAACGCCCTTGTTCTTGGCAACACGCTCGGAAGCCTCGATGACCTGCTCGGTCATGGCGGCATCAGCAACGCGCTGGTTCAAGTCGTTGATGCGGGCGATCTGAGCGTCGATGCGCTCAATATCGTTCATGCCGGCGTCATAAATCGGCTGATCGCGGTCTGCGCTCCAGTCGTTGGCATTGACCAGATTGCGGAGTTCCTGCGCCTTTGCCGCGCGCTGTTCCCGAAGGGCCTGGATGGACATTTCTACCTCATGTGAAGCCGCACAATGCGGCGGGTTTCTGCTGCGCGCGTGCGCTGGCAGGGGGTTAGAGCAAGCGGGCGAGCATCTGCCGGCGCTTGTGCTCGAAATCTTCGTCCGCGGTTGCCGCGGGGGCTTCAGGTTCCGGCTCGGGTGCGCGGCCGTAGGCGCTCAGGTCCCAGCGGGACGACGCCTTGACCGCACCGCCGGCAACCTCATCCGCCAAGCCAAGCTCGATAGCCTCAGCACCGGTAAGCCACGTTTCCGCGGCCATCAGCGCCAAGAACTCGTCACTTGTGCCCGTCTTTCCGCGCTTCTCAGCGGCGGCGGCGTAGGTTTCCGCGATCGTGCCGTCGATCTTCTCTAGCAGGGACGCCGTAGCAACCAGGTCATCCGCGTTGCCCGCGCCCATAGTCCACGCCTTGTGAATCATGAGCATCGCACCGGGGGCCACGATGGTCTTGTCCGCCACGCTGGTCAGGAAGGAGGCCGCAGAGGCTGCGTAGCCATCCACGTGCGCGGTTACTGTGCCAGCATGGTCCCGCATAGCCTGGCCCATGGCGCGCGCGGCGAACACGTCGCCGCCAGGGCTGTTTATGCGTAGGTTGACGTCACCCTTCATGGTCCGCAGGACTGAGACGAAAGTCTCAGCGTCCACGCCGCCGAACAGGTCTGACTCTTCCTTGGAAGACACGATGGCGTCGTACAGGTAAAGGGTGTTGCCCTCTGCCTTGAACGATCCGCGACCGGCGTTAGCCTTGATCAGGCTGAGATACTTGTTCAGGCGCATCGGGCACTCCAGTGTTTAGCTTGTCGCCGCCAGGCATGCGCCGCAGATTCAGCCGCTCACGCACTTCGTCAGTCGTCATAAAGCCAGGCTCGCCCGCACGCCCAAGGGCTACGCGGAAGGACTCGTACAGCGACTTGGTGTCTGCACGCTCCAGCTCGCTGGTGTCGAACTCCGCCACGCGGGACGCGGTGCGGAAGAATTTCCGGTTAATCTCGTTGTGGAACTTGTTCAGATGCTGCCGCAGCGTGTACCGGACGAACCCGATGCCCATATGCTCGACACCCGAGCCCCAGCTAGTCGTTTTCTCGTTGTGCCCGATCATGAACGGCGGCACACCGAAGGCCCGCGCAATTTCCTCAATCTGGAACTGCCTGGTTGCCAGTAGCTGCGCGTCTTCTGCAGACATGTTGATCGGCTGGATCTTCACGCCGTTGCCGAGAACCGCGGGCTTGTGCGCGTTGCTAACGCCGCTGTACAGCTCGGCCCAAGCGGTGCGGATGCGGTCTGCATTCTCCGCGGTAAGCGACTGGTCCGTGATCAAAGCTAAGTCTGGGCGGGCGCTGTTGCTGAAGAAGCGTGCCGAGTACTCTTGCGCCGACAGGGCCACGCTTGCAGACATCCGGAGCGAATACCGGAGAGGAGTCATGCCGCGAAGCCCGTCGAAGCCGAAGCCCGCGACGTGCAGCATGTCGTCCTGGTCGATCACGATCGACTTGGACTTCTGGCCCGCAATCGTCGGTAGGACGGGGTCCGGCGCGATGGCGTAGACCAGGCGCATACCGTCCGGCGTCGGGGCTACCGTCACCCGACTAGGGTGCAGCGGCTCCAAGCCCGTGATCCGCACGCCTTGCCGATGGATGCGCGCGAAGGCGTCACCCTGCAGCAAGAGCGACTGGCCGAGGAATTCCCAGCCCGACGCGGCGGACCAACGAGGCGTAAATTCCTCGTTTAGGAGCCACCACAGATCGTCGTTAGGAAGCCGCGCCCGCTCACCGTCCGGCGTGCGGCGGTAAACGTGCATCGGCAGCGCCGCAATGGCGCCCGCGATCAGGTTCACGCAGGCGTGCACGGCGGAGATCGTCAGCGCAGACTGCTCGTTGGGCACCGCCAGGCCGCCGGCCGTCAGTGTCAGTGCGTCATACAGCGACGACCCGCGGTAGGCACCCGACAGCGGCTGGTTGGCAAGCTCGTTGCTGACGCGCTGGTATCCCAGGCGCCCCGCAAGCCGATCAAAGAGGGTCATATGAATACCTGCAGTTCGGCTTCGGGTTCAGCGGTCATCACCCGGCCCAGCGCCATGATCAGCGCAACCAAGCCGTCAATCTTGTTCTCATGCCGCTCTTTGCGCGGGTAGATGTTGTCTTTGGCGTCGACGTGGCAGATCACGTTGGACACCATCCACCCTAGAACCGGGTCACCGTCGTGGTGCAGGCGGCCCGATCGCACAAGCGCGTCAACTTCCTTCATGGGGGCGGAGAAGTTCGCCACCGTGTTGCGGTACTCGATCACGCTCGCACCCTGCTGCTGCAGCCGCTGCGCAAGTTGCGTAGCTTGCCAGGGGTCGTAAGCAATCTCGCGTACCTGAAAACGTCGGCTATCCTCGATCAAGTCATCTTCAACGGCTTCGAAGTCGAGGACATCGCCCGCAGTAGTCGTGAGCCTGCCCTCGATCTCCCACCCGGCGTACTGAGAGTTGCGTCCGTCACTAGCTGCCACTTCTGGCAAGTAATACTGACCGAACACATAATAATGCCGGGTGCCGTCAATCTCGCGTTCAAACAGCCGTATCTTGGCTGCAATGTCCGTCTTAGTCGCCAGGTCAAGCCCGATAGTGCAGGGCTGCCCGTCGAAGTCCGCCAGGTCCAGGCTGGGGTCCGCACAGCGGTCCCAAGCTCTCATGTCCATCCAAGCGGTATCTGCGTTAACCCACTTGTTACAGTGCTTGGTCAGAAAGTTGTTTGTCGCGGCCGGCATCTGCATGGCTTTCGCCGCGAGCTGCGCAACCACGTTCGGCATGACCGAGACGCCCCAGTTCGGGTTCGCCTTGATCCAGCTTGATTCCTGTGTCCAGTCGTCGGTGTCATCCAGCGTCCAGATGCAACCGAAGTAGCTCTCGTCTGCAGCAACACCGTCCAGAAGCTTCGTCAAGTACGTGCGCTGCTCGTAGCAGATGCCCGCCCGGTTGAAGCCCGCCGTCGTGATCGCCCAGATGAGCGACTGGTCACGCTTGCCGGCGCCAGTTTCGAGCACGTCGTAGACATCGCGCGTCTTGTGCGCATGTAGCTCGTCAACCACCGCGAGGTGGATGTTCAGGCCGTCCAGCGTATGCCCTTCGGCGGAGAGCGCCTTGAACACGCTGGCCTTGGGTAGCACGGTGATGGCTTCGGCCAGGACTTCGACGCCCAGCGTACCCATCAGCTTGGTGGAGCGACGCGCCATGTTCTGGGCGTCGCGGAATACGATGCGCGCCTGGTCGCGCGTCGTCGCCGCGCTGTACACTTCGGCGCCGCTCTCTCCGTCTGCAGTCAGGCAGTACAGAGCGACACCCGAGCTGAGCGCCGACTTACCATTGCCGCGAGGCACTTCGATGTAGGCTCGGCGGTAGCGCCGCTTGCCGTCGAACTGGCCGCCGTCGTTGAGCCAGCCGAACGCCGTCGTCAGGACGAAGCACTGCCACGGCTCCAGCACCAGGCATTTGCCCGCCAGCGGGCCCTTGATGTGCGGTAGCTGTTCGATAAACCGGCAGATCCGGCCCGCCTTCGTCGCGTCGAAGCGGTAGGGAAAGCCCGGTGTGCCCTGCTTGGCCAGGTCATTGCGCTGCCGTTCGCAGGCCCGCTTGACCCACTTGCAGGCATCAATCTTGCCGCTCAGCACGCCATCGATGTAGGTGTTTGCCTTGGTGACGTGATCCTCAGTTGAGGAATTCGTCGAAGGGGCTGGACTCTTCTTCGACCTTGGTGCCATGGATTTTTGACCTGTCCGAAGGCGTCTTGCCCATCTTGCTCAGCAGCCCGTTGAGCTGCCCGAACTCGGCGCCCGTCAGCCAGTCAGCGCGAAACTTCGCCATCAGTCTGCAGGCAGCCTCGACAATCCAGCGGTCAGAGCCGGTCAGCACGCCTGGCGGGGTGTCTTGCGCCAGCTCGTACCAGCAAACGGCCTCACCGGTGTTGAAGTAGGTCGGCGGTTCGCCCAGCGGGCTGGTCGATTTTGGGCCGACTTCGCGGCGCCGTTCCGGGTGCTTGTCGAAAGAGCCTTTCAGATCAAGCACTTCGGTGGGCGTTCTGGGTCGGGCCATTGGTTAACCGTTTCGGTATTAGGTTTTGGAGAAGCACGCGTACGAC